CAGATAGGCATGACTTACTATTTTGCCGGTGAGGCGCTAGAGGATGCCGTGCTCAATGGTGGTAACCAGGTATTCCTCTCGGCCACACGGGCCCAGGCCGAGATATTCCGATCCTACATTGTCCACCTGGCACGTACTTTCCTGGGGGTCGAGCTGACCGGCAACCCCATTGTGCTTTCCAACGGGGCCAATCTGGTGTTCTGCTCGACCAGCGCCAACAGCGCCCAGGGCTACACCGGCAACTTCTACGCCGACGAATACTTCTGGATCAAGAACTTCAAGGCGGTCACCGATGTGGCCGCTGGCATGGGGTCGCAATCTCATTGGCGAAAAACCTTCTTCTCGACCCCTTCAAGCAAGGCACACGGTGGTTACAAGCTGTGGACGGGGGATGACTGGAAGGGCAAGGATCCCGTGCGCCAGGCGCAAACTTTCCCAACCGATGCCGAGCTCAAAGACGGTGGGCGGGTCTGCCCAGACCGGGTATGGCGCTACATCCTGACCTTGGAAGAGGCGGTGTCGAGCGGCTTTAACCTCATCGACATCGAGGCGCTGCGCGAAGAGACCGCGATTGAGGTCTTCGAGCACCTCTATATGTGCGCCTTTGTCGATGATGAAAGCTCGGTATTCAAGTTCCAGGATATGGAGAGAGCCGAGACGGATACCAGTACCTGGAGCGATTACACCCGGGGGCACCCTGAGCCGTTCGGCAAGCGAGAGGTGTGGTTGGGCTATGACCCGAGCCGTACCCGCGATAATGCCACCTTGGTGGTGGTCGCCCCGCCACTGTTCCCGGGGGAGAAGTTTCGGGTGCTGGAGAAACACTTCTGGCGCGGCATGAACTTCCGCTACCAGGCGAGCGAAATTGAGAAGATTGCCAAGAAGTTTCGGGTCACTTACTTAGGCATCGACGTATCCGGGGTCGGCAGCGGGGTTTATGACCTGTTGCAACCGGTCTTCAAATCCACCATTACCCCCATCAACTACAACGTCGAGAGCAAGGCCCGCTTGGTGCTGAAAATGGTGGACGTGGTGGAATCAAACCGCATCGAGTGGGATCAGGAGGACATCGAGATCCCGCTGGCCTTCATGAGCATCAAACGCAGCACCACGGGCGGTGGCCAGATGACGTTCCGCGCATCGCGCAGTAGCGAAACCGGTCACGCCGACGTGTTCTTTGCCATCGCCCATGCGGTGGACAACGAGCCGCTCGACACATCACGACGCCGCAAATCCACTTGGGCCATCAGCAAACGAGGAAAACATGAGCCGCAAACAGCGCTTTCATCAGCGGGCCGAGCGGCCCACCCCAGCCACCATTCCCAGCAACCGATCCGCGGTGAGCTTTTCCATTCCCGAGCCCATCGATCCCACGGCCTGGATGACCGACTACACCGATGTGTTTTACAGCCCCTGGGGCGAGTATTACCTGCCCCCCATCGACCGCAAGGGCTTGGCCAAGGTCGCCCGCGCCAATGCACACCATGGGGCCATCCTGATGGCAAGGCGCAACATGGTCTCCGGGCGCTTTGTCAGTCGGGAGGGGGTGCCCCGGGAGGTGATCACCGCCTTTGTGCATAACCTGCTGCAGTTTGGTGATGCGGCCTTGCTCAAGCTGCGCAATGGCTTTGGCCAGGTGGTAGGACTCTATCCGTTATCGAGTCTGTATCTGCGCCGCTGCAGTGATGGCAATTTCCTGATGTTGCAGCGCGATGGCAGTTACAAGCACTACAGCGCCGATGACATCATCTGGCTGGCGCAATATGACCCGGTGCAGCAGGTGTATGGCCAGCCTGATTACCTGGGGGGCCTGCAGTCGGCTTTGCTCAACCAGGACGCCACCATGTTTCGGCGTAAATACTTCCTCAACGGGGCGCACATGGGGTTCATTTTCTACGCCACGGATCCAAATATGGATGATGACCAGGAAGCGGAAATGAAGGATATGATCGCCAGCTCCAAAGGCGTCGGTAATTTCCGCTCGATGTTCGTCAATATCCCGGGTGGCAAGCCGGACGGGATCAAACTTATCCCGGTTGGGGACATCGCAACCAAGGATGAGTTTGCAGCTATCAAGGCGATCACCGCCCAAGATGTGCTGACGGCGCATCGCTTCCCGGCGGCGTTGGCGGGTATCATCCCGGCCAATGGCAGTGGGGGGTTGGGGAACCCGGAGCAGTACGATCGGACTTACGCCCGCAATGAGGTTATCCCGCTGTGTGAACTTATCCAGGATGCCATCAACGGGGCCAATTTACCGCGACGGTTGTGGGTCGATTTCAATCGCTCACTTGAGGTGCCCACCCCTGTATGAAAACCCAGCTAGCCGATATAATTGCTCGGTTTATATCGTCGGGACTGGGGGGAATATGCGGGTATTTTGTCGGGAATGTGGGGAGTTGGGGCGCATCACCAAGACGCATCGACTGAGCCGCGACACTGCGGATTTATATTGCCAGTGTACGGATGCGCAGTGTGGGGCCAGCTGGGTGTCGCAAATGTCGTACAGCCATCCGTTGAGCCCATCGGGGCGCACAGCCAGCCAGTTAGCCTTGAGTCTCATCAACTCGCTCAGCCCGGACGGGCGGCAGCTACTGCTGCAAGGGCTCAGCCAAGGGTAATGAAGAAGGGGCGCATCATGCGCCCCTTCTTATAAGTATGTATTAATTAAACATCGCACGGGTATCAAACACCAATGGGAATGACGTACTGGTTGTGCTTTTGGTTTTATAGACTTGTGTATCAAATTGCAGCATTACGCCAGTTGTACGGCTAGATGCGGCGTAATCATGATCTCTGGGAACTCCGATGAACTTTGCCCCTTCATGTATTACTAAATCCGGGTGACATTCGGCCAGAGTTGAAATTTTGATCAATCCTATATCTGTGATTGAATGCGGCATGACGGTGATAGGTGCGTTTGATTTGATCGCACATGTTGCTTTTTCTGTAGCGGGGAACTCAATCCGGTTGATTGTGACCGGGACAGAATAAGTATTGTAAAACTTAGCGTAAATAGCATCACCAGTTCTAGCTGGAAGTAGGCCACTGCGGTCTTTTTCCTCTTTGCTCATATCTAGAGGGGTAGATACTCCTAGTTTAGCTATAAATGGTTTCACGTTTACATAACTATTTGGAGTTTCTGCGCATGCGCCCAATGTAAGGGATATAATCAGCAATGTTATTTTTTTCATAAGTCCTCGATTGTGAGTTTTTATATGCATATTGCAATTCTGTGTCAGGTTAGGTTTTAAACTAACGAAAAATACATTCTAGGTGGACTTCTGTGAGTCTTTCTTGGGCGCTAGGTTACATGAGGTAGTAGAGAGGTTGCTACCCTATAAACCACATATTTTTCATAATGATAAGTAAAGTGTGAGAAGGTGAGAGCATGGGGGAGTGTTTTTTTGTTCAGCAGTGTGATTTTAAGCTAAGATAGAAGTTTCCAACCAGGTCTCTTCATGGTAGCATCGCTAGCAAAATCATAAATATCCTAAAAGTACAATAGTATGAATGAACTCACAATAATGTTGGTGGCCATATTATTCCCTGGGGTTTTACTTACAGTAATATATGACAATTATACTGAGCACAAGCCTTGGGATGCTTTCAGATATATGTTGTATTCAATTATTTCAGGGATTATCACATATAGTTTTTTACAGGGTTTAATTTTTTCTGGTCAGTTTCTCTATAACGTAGAAGGATTCAGAAATACTGATTGGCATATTCTTTCTGTGTGGGGGATTTTGCAACCAGAAAACAAAGAGAAAATAAATGCTATTGAAGTTGTTGTTGCCGGTTTGATAGCCGTAGCTCTAGGTTTGTTATCTGTACGGATTTCTCAAGGTAATGCTATTCATAATTTCTTAATAAAATATAAAGTAACGAATAAGTATGGGGATTCTTCTGTATTTGTTAAATCTATAGAAATAACCCAATCAGAGTATATTAGAGTCATCGTGTTAGATGAGGATCTAACATTTCATGGGGTTGCTTATCTTTATCATGACAATGGTTCTAATTTAGAAATAACGTTAACCGATGTTATCGCATATGAAACATCAACTGCAAATGAAGTGTTTAGAGCTAATGTTCTTTATATTTCAAAGCCTTTCGGTAATTTATTGTTTTACACAGACATAAATGAGGATGTAAATCATGAGCCAAGACAAACCGATTAAGTTAAATGATGGTCTGCAAACATTAGATATAACTAAGGCGTTAAAAAATAGCTCCGTGGCAGGACTCGAACACCTAACTACGGAAGGTCTTCATACAACTGGTTTTGGAAATGTACTTGCAGGGGTAGTAAACCCTACGCATGGTCTTGTCCAAGTCGTACGGAAGACCACGCAACCAAGAAGTAGCATACCCCCTAAGCCAATTCCTTCCCAGGGAAAAAAATAAAAAACAGTGAAGGCATATGCCTTCACTATTTATTAGGGATAGCATTGTTGCTTGTGAGTTTTTATTATAGTCTCAATAAGTAAGACGCAAATATTGAAATGGGCTTATATAGTCCAATTTTTATTGGTTCACATTTCTATAACTGATGCATTGATTTCCGATCGTTTTATTAGAAAATGTTGTTTAGGTTGTTAGTTGATGACCATGCGATCATGAAACTCATTAAGTTCAGCATTAGCCGACACAATATAAGGCATATCAAACATGACCCGGCATAGGTCATTTTGTGCTTTCCTTTGTTGGCTTGGCTATTGTGTATGTTGAACTCATACAAGCAGCCGATCCGCCACGAATGCCACTGTATCGCCGCCGCTTGGTGTCATGGCATCGGCTTTGGCCATCAGGTGAGTGAGCAGCACTTCTCGATGTTCTGGACGAACGTCGGCCAAGCGCCCTCTGGTTGATTCGGCAATCAGGTGGTGCATATCTTGTTTGCGGGTAGGCGAGCGCTGATCATCAGCTGACAGTCCGAAAAACTCGGCATTGCTGATTGCCTCCTGGCGGCGTTCGACTGGTGGCAGTGGCCACGTCCGCAGATCGACGGTATCGCGCAGCCGGTCAAGCTGGACTCGGGCTGCCTCTGCGTCCCCATCCCCCAGGGCCTTCAGCAATGTCAGGGCATCATCGACGCCGGCAGCCGTCATGCTGGCCAGCCAGACTGCTGGATCCCCGGACTGGGCCAGCAGGCCCCGCACATCCTCGATCTCCGCCTGGCGTTTTGCTTCCCGGCGTCTGGCTTCGGTTTCAATTTGATATGGTGATGGTTCGTTTGGTGATTCGAACGGGTGCCGTTCGGTCACTTTCAACTCACCATCCCGGATGCAAACTGACCGGTCCCCCTGTCTGACAATTAAGCCGCGTCGAATCATGGTCACCTCTTCATCACCTAGCCCCAAATGGAATAGGTTTCTGTCACTCAGCGGATCCCCTTTAGAGCCTTCGAGATCGTCACGTACAGTTGTTGCCAGAGCTCCAAGGGGG